CGAACCCATGATTTGAATTCCTCGTATTCAGACTTGCATCCGCATTGGCGGCGCAACTGCTCCTGAGCCTCCTTCCATGTCCAGGTTTTGTTTATGACCTTGGCGGCTATCTGGCGCGGGCTCATTGACTTCATTCCGTTCATGTCATGCAGTCGCCAGTGCATAAGCCGCGATCAGCAAAGCATCAGCCCTGCCGCAGTCTTTTTTCCGCGACAGTTCATCGGCGACGGATGGATATAGTTCGATAGCCAGTCCCCGTGCCGCGTCTTTGTCCTTGCCGACTAGCCCGAAATGTTTCTTCCATGCATGGGGCCTGACCCTGCGTAATTCCATCTTGTGAGCCGCAACAAACCCCTCGATCACACCGAGAGAGCGCCCGAATGAAAACACGCTAGTCACGCCCTGCTTAGGCATCGGCCCAACTTCCTCGACCATCACGACACTGGACATCGGGATATATCTACCTAGCGCGTAGGCATTCACCATGTTGCCTTTGCCAGACGACTTGGCCTTGATCGGCATGTCATACAGCCAGATACTTGAACCCTCGACCACCGCAATAGCGCCGGTAATGCCGGGGTCAATCCCAACAACCAAATCCATCACGACAAGCTGTACCTGGCAACCAAAGCACTGCCTCCACGCGATCTGACCTTGACCATGTCCCGGCGGATGTTGTGTCCCCTCATTCTCAGGTCATATACCCTGGCCCCGAGCCGATAGATGCCATACAAATTCATGGCCTGCTTCGGCGTCAGTGGGCCTTCATGCTCCAGGTGTTTCAACACGATGTCTGTCTGGCTCATATAGCCCCCTTCTCTCTCAGGTACTTGATGTGATGCCGTACAGCATATTCAGTTCTCCCCCATCCGTTTTCGGTCAACAGTTTTGCGAGCTTGCGGTTTGTCATCAGGCCAATTCGGTCGATGAGATACTGTTCTTCGTCAGCACCCCACTTCCGCCCCGTAACACCGCCTTTGCAAGTCGGCTCCGGCTTGTACTTGGGCTTGTGCCGCCTTACCGGTAACGGATAACTTCCCCTTGCTATCTGCTCCAGTGTCGCGCCGTGCGCCCTGTGTGCTGTACCCCAAAACATTAGCCAGCCTCCTGTAGCCCGTATGCCGGGTGTGCAATATCAACAAACCGCATGCAGTCTGCTATCCACACGGTCCTAATCGTGCCAATAGGGCCATGCCGGTTCTTCTCGAAAATGATCTCAGCGATCCCCTTATCGTTCGTATCCTCGTTGTACACTTCGTCCCGGTACAGGAATGCGATCAGATCCGCTTCCTGCTCGATCACTCCAGACTCCAGCAGGTCGGCCATACCGGGGCGTTTGTTGGTCCTGGCCTCTACTGACCGGTTTACCTGCCCAAGCGCCACCACGGGGATGTCAAGGTCCCTGGCAATGTCTTTCAGAGCCATGACGACGGTACTCACCCGGCTGCGGGTGTCTTTCGTGCCGCTGGCCCGTATGTGCTGGATGTAATCGACGAACAACACCCCTATGCCGTGGTGATGCTTCATCTTCCGAGCGTGTGCCACGACCTCGGATATGTCTGGCCCGGCCTTGTCGTAGATGTGAATGGGCTTGGCTGCTGCATCGGTGGTGCCAACCGTAACGGCAGGCCATTCGTTCTCCCTCAGCTTCCCGATCCGCATCCGGTGCGCATTGACCCCGCCGACAATCGAAATCATCCGCGCTCCGAGCTGCCGCGCCGGTTGCTCCGAGGAAATAATCCCCGCCGGTACGCCAGCACTGAGGGACAGGTTCACCATGAACGCCGTCTTGCCCATGGACGGCCTGGCCCCGACTACCACCAGGTCTGACGGGAACAAGCCGCCGATCCGCGCATCGACATCAGCCAGCCCCGTGGTGACTGCATGCACGTCACCGTCGTATGCTGCCTGGATGTCATCCAGGGCCTGACTCACCGCCGACCGCGCCGTGTGTTCGTGGTTCACATTGGCCGTAGTGATCGCCATCAGTTGCCGGATGGCCTCGTCGATAGCCCCTTGTGCCGATACGTTGTCACGTAACTCAGCCGCTATCCTCACCGCCTCCCGCATTTGCGCCCGGTCACGGACCACCTTTGCGTAGGCCTCTACGTTCGCGGCTGTCGGGGTGCCCTCGGACAGCCCGACGAGATACTGTGCCCCGCCTATCTTCGCCAGAGTGTGGTCCTTCTCCATTCGCTCCATCAGCGTGACAACATCCACGGGGACGCCTTCGACCTGCATCGTGGTGATGGCCTGGAAAATTATCTTGTGGTGCCCGCTGTAAAAATCCTCGGTCGTTACCAGGTCACATACCCTGTCCCAGCAATCCGCGATCAGGAGCGCCCCAATCACGGACTGCTCAGATTCTGTCGAGAACATCTTCATGCCGGGAACTCCCTGCCACTGGCTCGTTTTTGCTCCGGCGGTGTTTGGCCACGACGCAACCAGTCAACCTCCACGCTTTTCCACCCACGAACAATGGCCGTCTCCATGGCGTCCTTTGCCTCGATGCCTGATTCTCTGCACTGCTCCAGTTTTTTCACCAGGATGGTCATGGCCCTTGGTGTGTTCTGAGCCTTGAGTTTTTTCCTGCAGGTCATCCATTCGTCCCAAACATCGCTCGGTATCCAGGAAGGGAGTGTGAAAATTTCTTTTGTAGTATTTTTTCTTTTTTCTTTCTCTGTATCTGTATCTGTATCTGTATCTAGCGGGGACATTCCCGGACAGTCGGGGGACTGTTGCGGGACAGTCGGGGGACTGTCTAGTGACTGTCGGGGACAGTCGGGGACGCTGTTAGCAGCATCAATAATGGCATGTATGGTTTTGTTTCTTGTGGTCTTTTTGTCAAGGTACTTTGCGAGCTTTAGGCAAGTTATCGTTCCGCTGGCCTCATCAAAAAGACCAATATCGACCATATACCGCATGATTTCTTCGACCCGGATCTGGTCAATTTTGAGATTGTGACCGATCACTTCCGCATCATGGCAAAGCTCGAACGTGATCTGCTTGGATTCACCCAAATCTGAGGCGATCAGTTCCAGGCAATACCAGTAAATCGCATAACCATCTGCGCCATATCGCATCCGTACCTTAGTCAGCTTGTTGTTGTTGTGAGAATTTGAAAAATGCTTAAACCACTTCATGGCTCATAGCCCCTTGTGAGATCCATCTGCAAGCTGCATGGCCTTCGCCAGTGCGTCGATCTGTTTTTTTGCCTGCCGCCATTGCTCCATCAACTCTGCCTTTTCGTCGTCTGGAGACACCGGGATCACCTTCGCGCTTGATCGCCTTGCCAGATAGGTGACATACGCTCTTGAGCCGCTGCTTGCCGCAAGTTCGACCAGACGGGAAACTTCGTCGTGGTCTAGCTTCTCAACCCGGTCAGGGTCCAGGCAGCGACGCAGCCTTCTTGATGCTTCAATCATCTTCCTGGCCGGCCACAGGGCATATCCGGCAGCCTTGTATCCGCCGATCGCCTGTATGTCGGCATCCAGAGCCTCTTCGGGTGTGTCGTGCCAGAGGTTTAGCTGGTCCATACAACTACCCCCAATCCTTGATGAGCGATGTTGGACGCGGTTGTACCCACGCCCTGATATAAAAAAAAGAGGGGCCTGGGGAGGCCCCAAAGTTCCTCAGGAGGAGGAGTGATGAAGTCATTCCCCGGACCCTTGCACGAATAGCTCAGGGAGAAATACGATGAACGCTACAACAACGGCACACAGGAAAAGCACCGCGACAACGAATGTTGCGGCAGCCTCTTTCATGCTTCGTGGGCCTCACAGTGGATTGGTATCATGCCCTTTGCTCTACGAGGGCCATGTCCGGGCGAACTATGGCTGGTGTTATGCCCATGATTGCCGCCACTTTCAGGACTTGTCCGTCGGGGATAGGTTTGTCGCTGCCCTTCCATTCCTGGATGGCTTGACGGGTAATGCCCAGGGTTCTTGCCAGGGCGGCGGTATTCCCGTTGCTGTACCGCTCGACAAAGGCCCCTCGACTGATTGCTTTCATGGTGTTTTTCTTCATGCTGCATAGTCAAGCATACCATACCATTGATGTCAAGCATGCCCACCCCTATGCAAGCTATCTTTACGCCATGAGCATTGGTGAGCGGATCAAACATGCCAGAAATAAATCTGGCATATCTATTGCAGAACTGGCCCGGCGAGTTGGGGTAACAAGATCCTCCGCCCAGCAATGGGAATCAGGTGCGTCAAAAGGGTTGAAACCGGGGAACCTGGCAAAAGTCGCGGGGGCGCTTGGTGTGTCCATGAAATGGCTGGCTCTGGGCCAGGGAGACATCAGCCAAGATAACGCCGAGGAGGACCACCATGTTCCCGGTAATGTAGATCTGGGGCCGTCTGTTCGCAGACGGATACCCCTAATATCATGGACAACAGCCGGAGAGTGGGAAGAGGCCATGGACAATTTTCCGCCAGGGCAGGCAGACGAATGGGTGTTCACAACAGCAGATGTCGGCCCGGGGGCCTTTGCGCTACGACTCCGTGGCGATTCGATGGAGCCAACCATCCCAGACGGGGCCACAATCATTGTAGACCCCGACACAAGGGCATCGCACAACAGGATCGTGGTCGTCCGTCAAAATGGCAATGAGGCAACCTGTAAGAGATTGATTTATGATGGAGACGTGGCTTACCTGCGCCCTGATAACACGCGCTATCCTGTCCTGAAAATGGAAGATGATGCGGTAATATGCGGGGTGGTCGTTTCGATGGAAATGAGGTTGTAAGACGATGAATACTGGAGAAATTATTGGTCTGCTTATGTTGGCCGGCATCCTCTTTGTATTCTTCGGCATCATCTTCAAGTGGACCAAGGAACTGGGGATTCATGTAGCGCGAGGGACACGCATGAAAGCTGTTTTTACAAGGCTATTCCAGCACCGTGATTTCAAACGATATGCTGCGGCCACCATCGCCGTCCTCTTTATCATGTATGCCTTCAGATTTCAGCCGCTTGGCTCAAATGGTCTGGCCATCAACCGCTGGACCGGTGCCGTCTATCGGGTGACCACTCACGGCATGGAAGAATACAAGTGAAAACGGGGTGCCTGCTGCTCGTACTGGCGCTTTGCGGGTGCGATCAGGGCCATGCCCCAGGCAATGACGGGCTACAGCAGGCCCTTTGGAACAAGCGGCGTCCGTCCCTGCTCCGCACCACGGATATTGGCGGACAGGCCATCAGTGAAATCGCTATCCCATCTCTTGAATTCCAGAAAGATCCCGGCTTCGACATCATCTGCTACGTGTTGTCAGGAAAAACCGTTCTCTTTTGCCAAGACACCTTCGGCATTGTGAAGGCCGAGGGCGTCGCTTCCCCCTACCAGGACTAGCTTTACACCAAGCCAAACCTTCCGCGTTACGATGTCATGCCTCAAGGGTATGGCATACTTGACGTGTACCGTCACGTATGCTTTACTCTCTCCTGTGGTTATGGAAAACAGGAGCCCCCGCCATGGGTAGCGTCGAATACGACACCGCGCAGTATTACAAGAAGCTGGACGAGGACGCCTGGTTCGGCGACGCGGTGGAGAAAGAACAGTCCCGCTTGTCCTCAAACCTGGAGGACTTCACCGATTCCCTGAATGACGAGGGGGCCGTTACGTTCAGCGACGATGACGACTTCACCGAGTATCTGATCTCGATCATCTTCGAGGCGTACACCGGCGACAAGCACTGGAAAGAGCGTGTCGATGCCGTTCTCAACCGGGTGGCCACCGAGAACGTCACTCTCGCAGACGAGGCCAGGGCCGACTCTGCTGCGCTGGAGGTTTACTCATGAGCGAACTCACCATAAGCATGCTGATTGCTGACCGTTCCGCCAGCAAAGACCGGCGTGAGATTATCGACGGCGCATACAGGCTGGAAGCAAAACGCCAGAAGTCCATCAAGAAGCTGGGCCGGGAATTTACTCTATCCCCCAGGCAACCGGGAAAATCGCAAGCGCAGGATGATCTGCTTCAAGACCACTCGGAATTACCGATGCTTCTCAGGAAGCAGGCGGTATGACCCGCTTTACAAAAGTCGGACTGTTTGGGTGCGTGATGGGCGTATAT